CGCATCCGCTCTGGCTTGGCCCTGAAGGGCATTGAAATCCGCATGCCTTTTCCCCATTTCAATCGTAAGATCCGCATCAGCGTTATTTGCCTCCGTCTCGTTTTTCATTTCCTGAAGTTGAACAGCACGATTCCAAAGCTCCCCTCCGACTTGATCAAACGTCGTTCCAAGACGTTCTACAGCAGCACCGATGTTCGTTCCAAATGCTGCGCCAGGAGTTTGTTCAGTTATCTGCTCCCTTGGAGGAGCAGGCATCTCTGGCCTAGCTGTCGGTACGCCTTGATAAGGAACTTGGGGCATCAGCCGAGAATCCCTCCGCTACTACCACCACCAAACATTCCAACATTCCTCCCCTGAAGCCATTTCGAACTCACACTTCCTGCCATTCCAATCAACGATGACATCGCTCCCATATCCCCTGCTTTCAGTGACGTTCGAGCTGCGTAATCGTAGATCCCAGCCTGCGCTACGTCTTGGACACCTTCAATTTGGAAGCCATAAGCTCGCTTCAATGCGTTTGCACGAATCACAGCTTGGTTCTCCTGGCCAATGGCAACTTCGCTCTTCTGCACTTGCAGGTTTGATCCCGAATTCACATCAATATTCCCAGCCCCCTGCGCAGCACGAGTTGCTCCAACCTCCTGTCTCGTCGCCAGCCCCGCTTGCTGTGCCTCCACTTCCCCCGTTGCCATTGCGTAATCCGCATTCTGCTTCGCGATCTTCTCATTCATCAGCGCCACAGAGGCCTGATAATTGTACATATTAGCCTGGGCCTGGCCCTGGTATTTCGCACCCTCCGCACCAAGGATGCCACCAGCAATGCTGGAAGCCATTCCAATTCCACCAATGATTGGATCAGCCATTCTTCGCCCTTATCACAAATGGAACCTTGTTTCCCTGCGGATCCCCAAACTTCGCCCCAAGCCACTTCAGCCAACGGATACTCTTGTCTTCGCCAACAATGCAGTTGCCAACGATCACCTTATACCGTCGAAGCATGGTTTCCATTACCCTCTGACTTTGTCGAACGAATGTAAATTGGTGCTCATGTACAAGGTCGGTATGGAGAAGCCAAAGGAAAGCCTGATCCGACAGCAACGTCGGAGGAATCAATCCCCAAATACATGCCACCTGCCCATCGGCCTTTCCTACAAAAATGTACGCACTGATTCGCATACATTCGTGTAACGTCCTTCCAGCGTTCTTCACATCCCTCACAGGGCTACGATTTAGGACCTCGAGGAAGTCCACTCCTGACAAGCCAATTTCCTTGATTTCCACCTTCATTTTGGTGTGTCTCCGACTTCGATCTCTGGGATTACCCCAAGAATCGTTGCAGGATACGGAAGCGGTTGCTGTAAGCAGTATTGCCCAGGCACTTGCCACAAGGGGTCTGCAATCGTACGCGCGTCCGCAGACACGAGACCAGTCACGATTTTGTTTGAGGCAGAACCAACATTTCCGATAATGAAGTCCTTCATCGTCACCAACGTGGTGAACGAAGTCCCAAACTGAAGTCCAAGAGCGTCCTTGACTCGAACGGTACAAGCAGAGATCTTCTTCCGTTTCCCCTGAACAGTTGGCTCTCCAAGATCGAGCTGGAGGGTTTGGAGCTGTGGCGTGAAGGCGAGGCCGAGGGTGACCTTCGATGCAGCGTTAGGCAACGTTACCGACGCCACACCTCCAACGTACGTTACCGTCAACGGACCCACTGGCGTGCCATCAGCAAGGCCAACCACTTGCTGACCTATCAAGTGGTCGAGGCCTGTGAACGTAGTAAACGTCGGTGTCATAGCCCAAGTCCCGCCAATAGCAGGCCAAGGCAGACCCGTGTATGGGTTGACAAACGTAATTGGTTGAGTGATATTCACCGTGGCGGTAGTTCCAGATGCGATAGTGATGGTCATAACCCCATTACCAGTACGAATTACGTTACCAACAGTAGGACCACCAAACACAGCATTGTTTGCAGTAACAGTAACTCCGTTCCCACTTGCAGCAGAGAAAGTCAAAGTCGTATTAGGATTGGTCACAACCTGCACTGATTGAAGTCCCGCATCCACACACCATGCATCCTCGACTCCGTAAGGGAAGATTCGATCTGCCATTCGTTCGATGTACTGGACGGTAAAACCATTCACAACCCGTTGAACAACCCAGTAGACTCCGTCGACGAGGATCTGCGTCGGCCCCGTGGACGCGAACTGATTCGTAATCGACTCAACCACCGAAGTCACGGACATAAACTGTCCGTTGGTGTCGTGATGGGCCCAACCAAGGGTTTCCTGTTCTTTCACATACGCAAGCGACAGCGCTACTCCGTCACTCCGTACACACCAGACCGTTTTAAACGGCTCCTCAGCCCAGGTCCATTCGGTTAATTGGTAACCGAAGAAGAGATGACTTGATAAGGTCGAGATGTCGTTGCCAGTATAGACTTGAACATAGAAGTTGAAGGTGATATCACGTACATAATACCCCTTCGCCTGCACATACAGAGCGTCGTAGTTGACTTGAATCGGTGGAATATCCGACGCACCCACGACTGCCTGCGGAGTTGCGGTAATGGAAGTGGGAGTAAGCACCCCTCCAGCACCATTGAGCAGCCAAGCTCCACGAGATGTGAACGTCATCAACCCTGTTGGAACGCTGACTGCGGATTTGATTTGATTCAGCTGGCCGCTGATAATCGAGCCCTGGATCGAATCATCCGCCTGAACTGGGATGGAGGTGTTGAAATTGAAAAACGCTCCTGGCTGAGAGAAACTGAAACCCTGAAGGTTCCCATTCGTTGCCCCAAGGAACATGCGTTGTTGGAAGAAACTCACCACCGCTGGATTCTGTGCTGAGGGCCCACCCGTGATAGGGGTGACGGTGAACGTGGCGGAAGCTCCAGCAGGAGAGAAGGTCAATGAGCCACCAGAAGTGTAGCCAGAACCTGCAATTTGAACGGTAACAGCCTTGACACCCCAGCCGAGATCTATTGAAAATGGAGTCCCAAAGCTGAGAAACCCAGGAGCAGAACATCCTGTTGGGCTGACAGGATTTGAAGGCGCGCTACCAGATGAAATACTTCCCGGATTCAATATCGAAACACCGTTAACATTCCAGAAAGTTACCCCGCCAGCAGAACTAAGAAAGGCAGTGGAAGTGATTGTCAACACAACTCCATTGGGAAATGTTAACGTTGACCCCACTGGATCCCCACCCAGACTACCGTTAATAGCTATATCATATCCAGAACCAGAACCATGGTGAATGCCACCAGTGCTTGTTACTCCAAGCGAGGCAAAGCCAGTGGCAGAGACGCCACCAGCAGGTGCGGAGGGGAATGTAACCGTAGGGACGGAAGTATACGACCCCGCACCAGTTACGGTAACACTGTTCACAGACCCACCAGTGAAGGCGCCTTGTACAATCGGTGGAGTCTGAGCGAAGTCTGGAGCGATTCCAGGATAGGCTTCGACGAACGTTAGTCCAGCCACATTTCCAATGAACCCAAACTGCGTACTTGTTGGAAGCGAGCCCGCCGTAATTGGCAAGGCTTTGTAGACATTATAGCTCGCTGCCCCAGTGACAGAGCTCCAAGTAAGGGTGTTCGAACCCTGAGAGGAGCCAATCCAAGCCAAACTGGTGATGGAAGAGACGTTAGACGGTGCACTCTCAGTCCCATTCGAATCCACCGCAGTGACAACGTACCCATAGATGAACGTTCCAGCAGGGAGGTTAGTGGTGACGCTCCCCAACGTTGGTGGCGCTACGGTAGGGGAGAAGTTAATCGCAGCAATGGTCCAATTCGTAGCGGAGTTGATGGTCAAGACCTGAGGCTGGTAGCTTGGGTGCGTGAGCATCATCTGCGTGACGCTCTGAGCGAACTTGACCAGAGCCAAATCCGCAGCGGCGTAGGGGGAGGAGATGGTGTAGACACGTTGGACAGAACTGCCAGAGATAAAACCTGCCCAAGTCGTACCGTCAACAGGATTGCCATTCAGATCTGATATCGTGAACTGTGCTGGATTTGGAATAGTACGGACTTGAAAATATCGACCATTAGCCTGTGGTGGATGCCCACTGCCAGAAATGAAAACCCAATCCCCTATACTGTAACCATGGTTTACCGAAGTTCCAAAGAGAGCAGGATTGGTAGGGCCAAATCCAGAAAGAGCAATGGTAGATTCAAGAACCGGTGCACCGTTTATATGGAATCGAATGTAATGGTCCCCAAACTCAAGGACATAGCCTATCGTCTGAGAGACTTGAAAAGGAATCAAACGAACTTTCGTTGCCGATTTGAACGCCTGAAGGACGTACCTCGTTCCCATCCTCGTCGAGGCACCACCATGATAGTCGACGAAGAAGTTGCGCAACAGCGCTGCGCCATTGTGGTACTTCTGAAGATCCACCCGTGCGAATAGCTCTGGCGTCCATTCACCACTCGCAAAGCTCGTTTGGATCTTAGGCTGGGCCAAGGCTACGCTCTCCGTAAGAACATTACGTGAACATCGGGATTAGACCTCCCCAATCGAACGTCACATTCGGACTCCACTCCCAAGCCGCAGGGAAATCCACGCCACGAATCCGAATCCAATCAGGGGCAACGTCATTGACGGTCAGGCCCTCATTCCCATCCGCCTTTCGAGCTTGAATGATGAACTCATTAGCTTCGCTGATCTTCAGATTGGCAAGCGTCTTGTCGCCTGTCAGCGCCAAGGCCAGCCTTGCAGAGAGCCAGATCTTCCAAGCCTCGATGAACAACGGGTCCATCACATTGACATCTTGAATCTGCTTGACATATGTCAAGACAGCGTTCTCTTGATTCGTCAGAATGATTCGTTGGTCGCTCTGCGCACCAAAGGTGAGGCTGAACGTCGCTCCCGTTCCAACTCCCGTCGTCGATCCCTGCGCCTGCGTTGCGGTTTGGGGAGCAAAATACGACCCACCTTGCACAGCGTCGCTGATAACCACATCCACAACACTAACAGTAGTCACAGCTCCAGTCACAGGGCTGGCTCCAGTCACCTGAAGCACTGCTGGCGCACCAAGTGGAGGCAGGCCTGCGGGGGCTTGGGCTAGGGTGATAAAATCGCCAATGAGATAGCCTGCTCCTCCCGCAACCACCACTGCGGAGGTAACAGGGAAGAATTGATCTACCGCCACTTTGTACTT